ATCATGAGCCTTATAGATGACTTCAAGGTCACTTGCACCTTGCTCGAAAAGAGCAGAGTTCCTGACGGCGAGGGTGGTTGGACCGTCAAATGGGTTGACGGTATGGAGTTTCAAGCCGCCATCGTGCATAACACGACCATAGAGGCCCGTGTTGCCGAGAAGGAGGGTATGGCCTCGACGTTCACGGTTACAACCGAAAAGAACATGGGGCTAGACTTCCACGACGTTTTCAGACGAGAGACTGACGGCGATATCTTCAGGGTGACTAGCGACCATCAGGACGTGCAGACACCGAATCGTGCCAGTTTCCAATTCTCTCAGGTCACCGCAGAGAAATGGCAGCTGACATGACACCTGAAGCAGCCATTTATCGATTCATGAACAGCTTCGGCATCCCAGCGTACATGGACTCGTCCGTACCAGACGATGCCGAGTTCCCTTACATAACCTACAACCTCGTTGAGAACGACATGTTTCAGGCCGAGGCAAACCTGACCGTCAACGTGTGGTATCGAACCGAATCAGAGGCAGAGCCGAACGCGAAGGTCAGGCAGATGTTTAACGCAATCGGACTCGGTGGGGTGACCATTCCCTGCGATGGCGGCATGATATGGCTGAAGCGCGGGACCCCTTGGGCGCAGAGCGTCACAATCGAGGGTGAGGACGAGATGGTTAAACGCAGGTACGTCAATATTAACGCTGATTTTTTCCTTGCATAGGATAGGAGAAAACTATGAAGTTCACGACTGTCGCAACCGATGCATTCCAGAAGTTCCAGCTCAACGCTGGCATCATCCTGACTCAGTTCAATCCCGCAAGCCCTACCGTTGACCGCTCCAAGATTTTCGCGGCAACCTCTGGCGGCGCATCCTTCTCGGCCACTCCCGAATTTATTGACTTTGGTGAGGACGTTGACAACGTGCCCGCCAACACGAAGGAGATGAAGGTGCTCCAGAGCGTCACCGCAGTCATGAGCGGCACGCTCAAGACCGTTGACACCGCAGTTGCCAAGTCACTCATGGCAGCGGCAGACGTTAACACCCTCACTGGCAAGATTACCCCGAGGGCCGACCTGAAGGATGCCGATTTCACGGACCTCTGGTGGGTCGGGGACTACAGCGATATCAACACCGATTCGACTGACGGCGATGAGGCTGGCTTCATGGCAATCAGGCTCATCAACGCCCTCTCGACTGGCGGATTTTCGCTCCAGCCTAACGACGCTGGCAAGGGCGACTTCTCGTTTGAGTTCACGGGCCACTACAGCATCGAGGATATGACCATTCTGCCTTATGAGATTTACATCAAGTCTGGCACCGAGGCCATCGAGTATACCTACACTGCGGTTGAACCCAAGGGTACCGAGAACCCGTCCGATGAGGGCTGGTACGAGTACGACGGTCAGAATTACACTTTGACCGCTGATACCACAGTGCAGAGCGGCAAGACGTACTATACTCGTAGCTAAGTAGCAACCAACCCGACAAAGAAGGAGAGCTGGCCGTGAAGCTATCCGAAATCAAGGGTGAGCGTGTCTTTGACGTTATCGCCGACATTATCGACCCCATAACCTCCATAGCACTTGACGAGGAGGCGAAGAAATTCTTCGAGCGCAGGCAGTGCCCAGACGATATGAGCGGTTGGGAGTTCTTCCTGACGCGGTTGAAGGAGTCCTTGCCGACACTAATCAAGACCCATAAACACGACCTATGTGTCATCATGGCCGCGATGGAGGGTAAGACCGTTGAGGAGTACGTCGAGAACATGACGTTACCTTCGCTGGTCAGCGACCTTGTGGAGCTGCTGACCGACCAAGAGTTCGCCTCTTTTTTCGCGTAGCGGGCTTTGACAGCAACTTGATATGGGAGGCCCTTGGTGATTACCACGGGCCTCTTCTCATAAAGGCATTCAGCCGATACGTCACAGCCCGCTTCGAGCGCGAAATCGTTGACCGTAGCTACCGAATGTACGTGACAGACTCGCTGCGGATGATTCCGCAACTGAGCTATCTGTCGGTGCGCTGGTCAGATATCATGTACGGGAAGCCTCCGAAGGACATTGACACTGACGAGGTGATAGATAGCGTCCTCTCACGTCTTGAGGAGTGACAAATGAATATATACGACCTGTGGATAAAAATCGGCGCAAAGGACGAGGCTACTAGCGATGTCGAAAAGATAGGCGCTGGCGTACTTGCAAAGGCCAGCCTCATTGCGGACGGCATCAAATCAATGGCATCGGCAGCGTTAAATACCGTCAAGGACGTTGTTGGTGGTGCGATTGACGCATACTCGACCTATGAGCAGCAGGTTGGCGGCATCGAGACGTTTTTCGACAAGATGGATGCGTCTGGGAAGAAAGCGTCTGATGTTGTCATCGCCAACGCCAAAAAGGCATACGAGACCGCTGGTATGTCGGCGAACCAATACATGCAGAATGTCGGCAGCTTCGCAACGACACTAATCCAAAGTGTAGCAAAAGAGCGTGCGGATGCGGCGAAGGGTGACGTTGAGACTCAGGCCGCTGCATTGGACCAGCAACTTGCCGACGCAAAGGCAAGCTATGAGGCGCAATACGAGGAGCAGAAGCGCAACAACGACAAGGCCGCACAGTCCTATTCGGACCAATTGTCTGATGAGCTGGATGCCCTCAAAAAGCGCCTGAATAACGAGGTTTCCCAACGCAAGGAGCAGCTGGCAACCGAACTTGAGCAGCTTCGAGAGAATTTGAACGCTCAAGTAGAGGAGCGGAAAGAGGCCAACGTAGAGGCTTTGGCCGCGAAGAAAGAATCATTGGCGGATGAGTTGAGCCAGCTCAAAGAAAACCTAAATTCGCAGGTCGAAGAGCAGAAACAGGCAAACGCCGAGGCTTTGAGCGCCAAGAAGGAGCAATTGGCGGATGAGTTGAGCCAGCTGAAGGACTCTCTGAATGAGCAGCTGGACCAGCAAAAATCCGCGAACCAGAAGGCTCTTGACGAGAAGAAAAAGGAGCTTGACCGCGAATACGACGAGCTTCAGCGCTCACTTGACAAGCAGGTATCAGAGGTTGAGAAGGCCCAAGAGGCCGAGGTAAAGGCTTATCAAAAGGCCACCGACGAGCGAATCAGGGAAATCAACCGCGAATACACCGAAAAGCTGAAGCTGGTCGATGAGGAGAAGTACGAGCGAATCAAGGCAATCGAGGACCAAATCGATGCCCTTGACAAGCAAACCGAGGCCGAGCGTCGCGCAATCGAGGAGCGCAACCAGCAGCAGAAGATTGCCAACCTTGAGGCCAAGGTTGCTGAGGCCGAGACGAACGAGGAGCGCATAAAGGCCCAGCAGGAGCTTGCATACTACCTTGAGGATATCGCCCAGAAGCAACGCGAAAACCAGCGTAAGGAGCAGAAGGAACAACTTCAAGAGCAAAAGCAGAACATCAAGGACTCATATGATGCCATAAAGGAATCTCTCAGAACCTCGCAGTCAGAGCAGACCGAGCAATACAAGTCGATGCGGGCCGACCAGCTTGACGTACTCAAGGCATCCAACAAGACCGAGATTGAAGAACTGAAGCTCAAGAACAAGGATACCTTGCAGGCGGCGAAGGATGGCAACTCTGATATCATCTCCCAGATGCAAGAGCAGCAGAAGGCCGAAATCGAGCAGCTGCAGAAGTCGAATGCCGCTCAGGTCTCGGAGAGGGAGAAGTCAAACGCCCAAGTCCTGACCGAGATGCAGAAGCAACAGCAGGCCCAGATAACGGAGATGCAGAAGGCCAACGCCGCGCAAGTCAGCGAGAAGGAAAAGGCCAACGCGGAAGTCCTGAAGGAGATGCAAAAGCAACAGGCCGCTGAAATCGCTGCCATGCAAAAGGCCAACTCCGAACAGCTCAAGGAGCGCGAGAACGCCAACAGCGCCGTAATCTCCCAGATGCAAGACAACAACGAGGCTCAGATAAAGGCCCAGCAGCGCAACAACCGTGACCTTCTCGCTGACTTCAAAACCGCCCAGTCTGACCAGCTCAAGGAAATGAAAGAGTCTCAGGGCAAGCAGCTTGAGCAGCTTGAGGGGTTCATTGCCGAACAGAAGGCGGCACTTGAGAACGGCAGCTTTGTCGAGGCGACCTATGAGGACCAGATAAAGGCCGCTCAACTGGCAGACATGGCAATCACCGATATGTCGGACAACGCCAACAAAATGGGCACCGATATCGGAATGATTCAAAATGCCTATCAGGGATTCGCCAAGCAAAATTTCACTATGTTAGACAATCTGAAATTGGGCTATGGCGGAACCAAGGCTGAGATGGAGCGCCTGCTTGAGGATGCCGAGAAAATCCAAGAGAAGAACGGCAACATAGTTGACTATTCCATCGACTCGTTTGCCGACATAGTTGAGGCCATTCACGTAGTCCAGCATGAGTACGGTGTCTCTGGATATTCCGCCGACGAACTGAGCCAGAAGCTAAAGGACCAATCGCTTACAACGCAGGACCTCAGCCGTGTCGCGCAGTACCTTGGCAAGGATATCAGCGAGGTCGAGCAGGCGATGAAGGACGGCACGCTTACGTTTGCCGACTCGACGGTGCTGCTCGGAACCACCGCCAAGGAGGGCAGCAACACCATCGAGGGGTCCTTCAACCAGATGCGTGGGGCGTGGGAGGACTTTCTTGTCGCGTTGGCCGACCCCAACGGTAACGTTGACGAATCGCTTGACACCCTTATTGGTACCGTTGGGGTCTATCTTGACAACCTTGTGCCAGTACTGACGCGAGTTTTGGACAACCTCATTCCCATCGTCATGGAAAAGGGCGGCGAGATTGCACGTCAGCTCTGGGAGTCAATCGAGGGTGCGATTCCAGAAGACCAGAAGGAGCGCTTCGGTCAGATTATCGATGCCATCAACGGAATCATTGACGTTGTGATTGACCTCTACAATCACAAGGAGCTAATCGTCGCGTTCTTTGCGGTATTCGAGGGCGCAAAGGTGGTAAAGGGCGGATTTGACCTCATCAGCGGCGGAGCCAGCGTCTTGAAGGGACTTCTTGGCGCGGGAGGGCTTACAACAGCCGCAGGGGAGGCCGCTGGTAGTATTGGTACCCTTGGTGAGGTTGTCGAGGCTGGCGGCACCACGTTCACAGTGTTTGAGGGCGGTGCCGCAAGTGCCGCTGGTGCCGCTGGTGAGCTTGCAGGTTCGATTGGTGGTGCCGAGGCAGCTATGGGCGGGGCAGCGGCGGCGACAGGCGGACTTGCCGCCGAGATAACGCCATTCCTCGGCCCCGCTGGTCTGATAATCGCGGCTGGTGCCGCAATCCTCTACGCGGTCGGCACCAACGAGGAGCTGATGAAGTCCATCGAGGGAGTTGTCACAAAGACGGATGACCTCGCAAGCGACACCGAAATCCAGACCTCGACCATCGGCACGAGCTGGGAAAAGATGCAGCAGTCCATGCAGACCACCTCCCAGCAGGCGGCGGATGCGGTGCAAGTCCAGACCGCAAGCATGACCTCCAACTGGTCAACGTCGATGGACCAGATGAACACGGATACCGATACAAAGACCAACGCACTGGCCGAGAAGATTAAGACCTTTGCGGCAAATTCGGGCGTGCCGCTTGACGAGATTTCGCAGAAGTTCAAGGATATGGCGACAAACAGCGGCCAGTCCATCGACACTGTGAGCAGCAAGACTGGAAGCGTTGTCACCGCAACGACCAGCATGGAATCTGGGGCCACGCCAAAAATCAAGAGTGTCGGCGATGCCTTTGAAAGCATGAAGAAGGTCACGGACACGGCGCTTGAAGCGGTCAAGAAGAAGGCCACGGACTCGCTTGCAACGGTTGCCAAGACCTCGAACGAGAAGGGTACCGACACCGCGACAAAATGGAAGGGCAACATGGAGTCCTTCCGAAAGGCAACTGAGGTGGAAATCGGAGCGACCACCCAGAGATTCGATGGCCTCGGTAACACGCTTGCCAGAAGCGCTGGTGGGTTCACACTTGACCGCGAGGGCACGAACGTCATGCGCAGTTTCTATAACGGCATGGTAGAGGAGTGGAACGCCAACGTCACAACCTTTGTCCAGAACATTGCCTCGTGGATTAAGGAACACAAGGGACCCGAGCAGTACGACAAGCAGCTCTTGGTCGAGAACGGCCAATGGATTATGCAATCCTTGGAGAACGGCCTAATCGATGGCTTTGGTGGCGTGCGTGACACCGTGAGCGGCATGGGCAGTGATATCGACAAGGAGACCAGCGATAGCGTTAGTGGCATCGAGGGCAACGTAAGGTCCACTATGGAGCTTGCCCACGCCGCCACCAGAGAGGGCATGAAATCGCTCTATGAGTCCACCAAAGAGGGCGGCTCCATGCTGGTCGAGTCAATGGCGGCAGCAATGTCAGACGTGCTTGCGGTTGTCAAGGACGGATACGCAGAGATTCAGGGCCTTGGCCCAGACGTGGCTGAGTACGCCAACAACCTTATGGTCAACATCTACGAGACCCTTGGCAGTGGCGGGAAGATGCTTCAGGACGCTGGCATCAGCATAATGCATGGGTTCCTCGAAGGACTCGAAGACGGATTCCAGCGTGTCATGCAGTTCGTGGACCAAATCGGACCTTGGATTCAGCAGAACAAGGGACCCGAGAGGTACGACCGTGGCCTGTTGGTCGATAACGGCGGTTGGATTATGAGCGGTCTTCAGGAGGGCCTTGAGAGGTCTTTCGAGGACAACGTTATGCCATACGTATCGGACATGGGTGAGATGATGCAAGGGGCGTTCGGCGCACCAGTCCTCTCACCGATGGCATCCGTACTCAACAGGCCGACCACACCCACGCAGCTCAACCAGCAGCAGAGCAAGAGCC